GAAGCACAATCATTATTAGCGATATAATGGCTAGTGCAATGGAGAAGATCTCACCCACACTAAAGAAGCTTGAGGAATATGATGAAGGAAGTTCAGGAGCTAACAAAGCTAATTGATATTTGTCATGATAACCTGAAGAAAACAAAGCTAGGAAAAGATTACATCTTCGGAGAGAGAAATCTCTCTGTTGATGCTTTTCAACGTTATAAAATTGGATTCTTTCCAAGGAATCCCAGAAAGCTCACAGAATATGTTTCTGATGATTTTTTGAAATCTTCTGGTTTGATGAACTATGATGGTAGTAGTCAGTTTTCAGATTACTATTCAATAATATTTCCGATTTATGATGATTATGGGACACCGACTGCTATCGCAGGAAGGTGTATGTTAACAAACCAAGAAAGAGAGATCTTGGCATTACCAAAATACAAAAATTCAAAATTTAAAAAGACCAACCATTTGTTTGGATTAAATCTAGCTAGAGAAAGTATTCTACTAAATCAAAATGCTTATGTGGTCGAAGGATACTTTGATCAGATTAGTATGTATGATGCAGGTATAACAAATACCGTTGCGGTTTGTGGAACTGGATTTTCAAAAAATCACTTTATTAAGCTATCAAGATATACTGATAAAATATCTATTTTTCTAGATGGAGATGAACCTGGTCAAAAATCAGCAGAATCTATTTATAACAAATATGTTAATCGCGGAATAAAGTTGAGATTTATTAAACTTCCACGAGATTATAAAGATGCAGGAGAGTACTTTTTAGATAATAATAAAACTCTTGATGATTTTCAAAATGAAATAGAGAGTATAATTCCAATGGAGTGGTAATGAAATTGAAGAGTAAGAGTTATCAGTACAAAATTGTTGAGGTAGCATTTGATCAAATAAAACTTAACAATTTTTCTGAAAATAAAGGTATGGCAGGAATTCTTTCTGAAAACTCTTACTCTGAAGAATTGCTCGATCTTAGGGAACAGCTCTTAGAGGAAGTTTATACGGTTGTTAATAGCGAGCTTTTAACTGAGCATCAAAAAAAAGTATTATTTATGATCTTAATGGGAAAGACTCAAAACGAAATTGCAGAGCATCTTGGAATCACACAATCCGCAGTCCACAAGGCACTAAGGGGAAATCTCGACTACAGAAATGATAAAAAAAGATATGGTGGAATATTTAAAAAATTAAAGAAGATATGCAGGGGTAGCGGAAAAATACAGGATATTTTATTAGAAATGGACAAGCTAAAAGAGAAGAAAGATTAGTCCATTACCTAATATAAAATATATTGTATTTTCATGTTTAGGGTTTCTATTAATAAACCAGCTATCTTCAGAGGAAATATTAATGTCTAGTTATTTAGACGATATGCTGATAAAATTTACAAAAAAACAATCTTCTGATTTGGGGGTTAAAGACCAAATAGAGATAACAGATTCTATTTTGTTTAAAAAAGTTGCTTTTGATAGATTTAGGGTTGAAAACGACCCTTATGAATCTCTTTGGGCAATTCAGGATATCGACGGCAAGCCTCACCTGGTCAGAGCCTCAGATCCTCAATTTGAGACCAGAAAAAATGGTAGTTGGGAAGTGATTTCTGATTATGATAAAAAAAATGTAACATTATCTTATAAGAATATTCCAATTACAAGATTCTCCTCTGATGAGTATGGATTCTCATCTGGGGATATTTCTATTTTTAAGTCTGCCCTTATAGAGAAGACATCTTCTGACGATTCATTCTTAAGAGAGCTGCTAAATGAACAGCCTGTCAGTAAGAGAGATGCTCTAGTTTCCACTTTTCCAGAACTGAAAAAATTTATTTAGGTGAAAGATGTCATTAAAACTTTTAAAAAAACAAGCAGAAACCGCACTTCGTTCACTAGAAATTGGAAAAGAATATCCTTCTAGATACGTAGTTGATAGATTTGAATCGGCCTGGGAAAAGAACCAGAAAGATCAGGTGATTGGAAATATGAGGAGTGTCATTGTCAAGATGGCATCCAAAAAACAATACTTCTCTCAGAATGAGATAACAGATCTTTACAATAGATTTAATAACATCTCCGGTGGAGCAACCTCCTTCCGTGATGAACTCGGAGATCTTCTTCGTGATAGTTATGGAAAACTTCCAGAGCCAGTTAGGACAGATATTTCCAAGACTGCAGCTGATATGTCCAAACCCGTTTCGGTAAGCGAAAAAACTGCTCTTTCTGATGCATTCTCTGTCCTATTCTCATTCGGATCGAATGATGACTCCGGAACATATAACAAGAATCTAGTAAAGAAAGCAGAGAGGCTAATCTCCCTTGAGCTGAACGCAATGGGAATCAAGCCAGATATGGTTAAGACCGTAACTGGAAACGAGCATTACATTCTTTGCAATGCATATTACAAGAACTTAGACTTTACAACTAGCCATATCAGCATCCCAGTACAGGTTTCCAACGGATCTGTCGGAATCCCATCTGAGCTAGTTGCCGGTGGAGATCTTGTAAAACTAAACAAGGAAAATGTACTTGTCCAACTAAAGACAGCTCAAAAAACCAAGAAAGATTCAGATCTTTCTAAGTACGCAGACCTTCGTCAAACACAGGTTCTTTCTACCCCTACCGTTAAGGCTCCTGCTGCATTACAGGAGAAATTCAACCTTTCCGATGAGGTTCTTCTTGCTTCAAATAAATTCTCTCAAGACCAAATTAGACTTGCTTCTTCCGTAGTTGCTGGAGAGGTTTCCTCTTGGGGAGCCAGAGCACAGGTTAAATTTGCAGGAACAAACGACAGGGGCATGTCATTCTTGGTTAAGACTGCAACTTCTGCTGGAGAAAAATCATTTGTGGTTCCGGTAGAAATTATGAATGGAAAAGTAGCTATGCCATCCGAGTTTGTTTCAAACTCCTCAAAGCATGATTTCTCCTCTCGTGGTTATGCAGAATTTCTTTCCGGTGCAAAGGTATCCACAGCCTCCACCTTCTCCAGAGATACTGATGAGCTGGGAAGACTATCTTATCCCCAACTGATGGATGTTATGATTGATGGCGTATCCAAGAAAGATTACAAAGCATCTGAAGACGCACTTTCTGCCATTGGTTCAAAATTTGGTCCAGAAAGATTTAAGACCGCTCTGGAGGATTTCCAGAAGATTCTAAAGACTGCCTCACAATCTCTTGATCAGGATCTTATCAAGTCAGCAGTTTCTCGCGGAGATCTTATCCGTACCAAAAACTCCGTGGAATGGTTCTGTCCAAAGCTTGGACTTCCACTCAGCAAAGTTGCCTTTGACGAAAAGGGTCGCCCAGTTCCAAAGTTTAGAAATGAGAAACGTAATCTTGAGTCTATAGATGGAACCGTAATCTCAACCAGTAAAATTGTGATGAGCTAGGTTATGAATAACTCTACTCGAAATCAGGCCCTAAAAGAACTCTATAAGAAAGCTCAGGCAACTGGTATTCTTCAAGAGTCAAGAATGGGCGTCACAGAATACAAAAATAGATTTGATATTCAGGATGAGATGAATCTACCTAAAGTAGATACTTCTAAGCTTTACGGTGTCTTTGGTGAGCAGCCAGACTACAAGCCTGTAATATCAGAAGGTAATCACGCCCTCTCCACTAGATATGCTCCAGATATGCCTGGCGTTCAGGCTGCGGTACCTTCTGATGGTGTCAGGGTAAATCCATATACCAAGCAGGTCTTTGATTATAATAACGGATTTAAAACTAGCGATGGAAGAAACTTTTCCCCAACAAGTGTTTCTAACCAGACTAAAATCTTCTCAAGATAATAAATTTTAGGTAAAATAAAATAAGCCTATTAATCGCTTATTTTTTTAGGAATTATATGGAACAAAGCAAAGTCGTAAGGCACCCAGATAAAGATGAACTTATCAAGATGTTGCTTAATGGCGATTCTGTAAAGCAGATTGAAGCTTGGTTAAAAAAGAAATATCCCCGTTCCAAGCGTCACCATATTTCCTATATGACTCTTCAAAAGTTTAGATCGGAACAACTCAATATAAAGGGTGATCTCCTAGAGGATATTAAGACTAAAAAAAGATCGGACGACCTAGTATCTGAAAATGCAGAGATTAAACTTGCCGTCTCTAATTCCTCCGAATATCAAAAGAAAGTAGATGAAATAGTCTCCAACGAAATGGATGTGGCCAGAAAGCTACTAGAGATGGAGAAACTTATTTCTGCAAGAATGGAATTCTACTATAACGCCGTTGCCAATGGCGGAAGCATTAAGCATGACAGGGTCTTTCTTGAGTATTTAAATACCATGAGATCTGTTATGCAGGATTGGAAGAAGTACATTGAAGGCTTTGCTGATAAGAAAATTGAACATAACCTGAATGTAAATGTTGTAAACGACCAGCTAAAAATAGTAAAAGAGGTTGTTTTAGAAGTATTAAAGGACATGGACCCATCTCTTGTGCTGATCTTTATGGAAAAACTTAATTATAGAATGTCCGGATTAAAACATGATTCTCCAGAATATAATCAATATCTAATAGAGGTTTCCGATGCAGAAGAAGTATAGTTCAGATGATGATACCGTTCATCTTACAAGAGGTGACTTAAACTCGCCTGTATCCATAATGAATTGGATAAGAGAAACTTTTCCAGGGGTAAAAGACTTGAATTACCAGAACGTAGTATCAGCCTTGGATGGAATTTTTCGTGATAAAAATTTTATCTCATTACCTGATGAAAAAAGAAATAATTTTAAAGAGCTAATCAATAAACTAAGAAACACAATAGAAGATAATAAAAAACTACCTTAAATTATGAATAAATATAATAAAAAATATAATCATGAAATAGATGATTTTATAAAAGAAGCTTCTGATGATATAGAAAGTTTTAAAATTAAAAAATCAGAAATTAATTCTTTTTTAAATCTCAAGAGAGCTATTAAAAATATTTCCGGAGAAAAAGCTAATGATATAATGAGCTATGCCTGGGAAAACAAAGATGTAATAAAGAAACTAAAAACAGAAAATGATTTTTATTTTTATATAACCTCGCTTCTTATTGATAAAAATTCAATGAAAAAAATAGCTTATCCTATGGGAGAGAATTACTTCTTTAAAAATCCCTTTTATGGATATGATCTTCAGTCTTGGGCAACCTGTGTTCATAAGATTTACGAATCTGTTTATAAGGATGGGTCCGACTATTCTGATTCTGTAATAAAATATTCTAGTAATATTTTTGAAGATGATGAAGAAAGAAATAACTTTTTATCTTGGTTAAAATATTATAACCACGGAGAGCACTTGAAATACAATGTAAAAACAGCGTCATTTAACTTTGGACTTAATGCCGGTGGAAATCTATACAAAGAAGACTATATGGGACCTGACTTTGTTGTTGATCACGACTCTCTGGTTAATGATGCCAAAGAACGTGGAGAAAGTAAGGTTAACTACAAGAATTGGAAGAAGAAGTTCAACACCGCCCTAAGAAGAGTTGACAAGATTTTAAAAGAAAGTGAAGAATATGTAGATCCTGATAAATATGAAGAAATATCTCAAGTGCTTCACAAATTAGATGTTCAAGTTGGAAAGATCAGGCTCCAGACTTCCGCGTCGGATATAAGTTATCGTGCCGCAGGACAATTAAAAAAATTAGGATTTAATCAGGGAGCCTCCGTTCTATACAAGTACTCTCAAGAGGCCGCTCCCCCAGAGCTTGCTCCCGCCACCCCCGAGGTAATTGCTCCCGGCGAGTCCCCTGAAGAGGAAGCCACCCCATCTGCATCGGAGATGGAGAGAAAGCAGCAGGAAAAAGAAAATACCGAAAAGGGCAGAGAAGTAATGAAGGGCGTTCAGCCCGTACCTGGGCCAAAGGAAGATGAATACGAAGACATTATGAAGAAAGATGTCTCTGTTGATGATGCCTCTAGAAAATTAGAGCAAATTGCAGGAACCCTGTCAGATAGGCGAGTTATTAGATATCTTGCTGAGTTTGATATTATTCTTGATAAGGTTGGTATTGCTTCCATGTTTCCTGAACTAGCAGAGGCTCAGAGCAAACTAATTGAATCTTATTCTTATGCACTAACCAGAGTAACAAAGATGTTAGGCATGTTATCAAACAACAAGAGGATAATGGAAATGGCAAAGTCAGATGCTCTAGAAGAAAGTGCCAATTTATCCGCAGCTACCCCCGGTTCTCCAGGAGTAAATCCAGAGGAATTACCTCCACAGGCAGTCCAAACTCCAGTGCCGGCACCAGAATAGTTGAATTATGATTACAGGTAACTTACAGCGTTTTAGTGAGCCATTGGAACTTATGCTTAAGATAAGTAGCCAATATTCGCTAGACAAACCTTATGTTGTAGGAGGAATAGTCCGAGATCTTTTATTCAAGAGACAAAATCCATCTCCAGATTTAGACATAACAACACTCTCTTCGGAATGTGTGAGGTTAGGGGTATTGTTCTCCTCCTCTACCGGTCAAATATTTAGAATGTTTGAAGATAGGCACATTAGAGTCTTTCATTTTGGAGAAAATATAGATTTTTCTCCAGGAGTATTAAGCTTTTCTCATCCCGGCGTTTTAGATTGGGTTAGGAAGAACGCTCCTGAAAAAGAAAGGTATGTAGAATCATTCTCTAGAGATTTCACCATAAATTCAATGCATCGGGATATTGAGTCAGGAGAGATATTTGATCCCACTGGACTTGGGATGGGCGATGTAGATTCAAAAATCTTAAGAACTCCAGTTCCTCCGGAGATCACCATCAGGAATGATCCCAGGAGAATTTTTAGAGCAATAAAACTTGCTAGTCAGTTTGGACTTTCTATAGACAGCTCCATCGTTGAGTATGTAAGAGAAAATTCTGAAATTATATTAAATCCCAGATTAACAACCCAATATATGACGACGGAAGTCAACTCAGCATTTGGTTTTAATCCAGATGCCGCTATAGCCGCAATTTTTGATTTAGGACTATTCAAGATAATTCCTTTATCGGGAGCCTATTCTGATTATTTAATTAAAAACAAACTATTATCAAAATATCTATCATAATTTACTATTAATAATATTGGACAAATATAATGATCAGAGGAAAATATAAATCTTGTCCATTTGGACTTCCCATCCCAAATGCTTGCAAGTGTGCCGGAAGCTCAGTATTATCTT